GTATTTATCAGCATCTTCCCAACCCAAGTCATCAAGCCAAGTAATAAAGATATCTTTGAACTTTGGTTTTGTATTCTCCTGTTGAAGTAATGCTGAGACATTAGGGTTAGTAACAAGAAGAGATAGTGCAGTTTGTTTTGCCTGTTTTCTCTGCTCACTTGAATTAACATTCATGGTCTCAATGTCTACTTTATAATCGTATGTCCCGACCAAGTCTTCTTTAGTAACATAAACGAAAGCCATTCTGCCGTCATCTTTCATGTCCATTTTCTTTACAGTCTTTTCTTCTTTGCCTTTGCCCATTTTAATTGGATACTTAGGCTGCATAAACTCAGTCGGATCAGTAATGTTTCTTTCCAACATTACCTGTAATGCCTCGTCTGGCAAGAAGTCATCTCCCAATCCATATTTAACATACTGTGCAATATCCTGCGTACCTACAATCCTCAAGATATAATATGGTTGAGTCGGATCCGAGAATAAAAGATTCATGTTCATTGAGTGCCAAAGTTTAAGTAGCCTTTCCATTGACTCCGATAGACAAAGTTGATTCTGATTATCTCTGGCGTTACGTGTCATGTTAAGCGCCTGTACTTCAGTAGCAGTTTTATCCTTAGAATAAGGCTGGGTGTTGGATATTCCAAGAGATGATTCACCAAGTGAATTCATCATGGCTGCAACTAATACTGAGTAAGTGTTATTAAAGTAGGCTGCTGCATTAGATTTAGTTTCAACAACTCTAAAGTCAGTCATCGGATTGTTCATTACCCATCTTGCGCCCTTGCCCCACTCTAATGTGTGCTGTCTTACGCCAGGACCAACAGCGATTGGAGTGTACAAAGCCATGTTGATTTCATCAACGTATTGGCAAAGCAAAGCATTGATTGCTTTTTGTAGCCCCTTGATTGGGTCAATCTCTGGCAAACCGTAAAGGTCATCATCAATTGCGTAGTATCTAAGCATGACAATCGGTAGTTCGTAGTTGTTGTAGGGATTTGGGATGTCTCTTAGAATGACACCGTGTCTTGGGGAGAAGGTAATCCATCTGTCTTTTCTATATTCGGTTACTATCTCAACTGATTTAAAGGCTGGGTCTTTGCCGATTGGGTCTAATTCGATTCTTGAAATCTGTCTGTTTCTGGATCTCCAGTTAACTCCTCTGCTGTCTCCGCCTGCTTTGCTGTCAGTAGAAATTGCTTCGTGTAGTTTCTTTAAATTCTTGTAGATAGGATTACTTCTGTTAACGTCATTAACTCTTTCTAATTCATGGAAGGTGACATACTCTCTAACCTGGAACCAATTGCAGTTCTCAATTGAGGTGGCTGCAAAATCAAAGGCACAATCTCTGTTGTTTAGGACTTTAAATTCTGGTCCGTCAAAGACAACATTGCCCTTATCATCTTTTTCGAATCTCCATTTACCTAGACCAAAACCAGCTCCGTACTTTCTGGTATTCATGTCCATCATCATCCACTTAGATAGCATGGTTCCGCCATTTGTAGCTTCGTCCCACTGATAATCAAGCAAGGCATTATTGATTCTGGCTCTTAATTCATCTCCGCCTTCTCTTGGTAACAGCTTCGCTCTTGGTTTGTTGGCAATTAATCTTGAGGCTTTCTCAAAGATAAAGGTAAAAATACGGGGATCAAAAATGAGGGCATCATAAGGCCATGAGTTTTCATCTAACCATGATCTAAACAGTTCATCTGCTTCATCAAAAGAAGTGGTTCCAATACGATTATGACCAGTTGCTCTTCGCATCGTGTCATCAAATCCAAGTTGCCAATGCAAGCGAACCTCTGTCCACGTATCTTGTTCTTTGCGGCTAGAGCCCGCAGTATTATATTGACTGTTATTATCCATAAATGGCCATTAGGACAACAAAAAACCGCCATAAAAACACGACTATAAGCCGATTCTATTGGCGGAAAATTGATGTTGTACATCTAATTATCCTATATTAATATTTCTTATAACGAAACTAAAACTTATTGTCAATAGGAATTTTCTTTTTTGACAATACTCTCGTTAACACGGTCGCTTTCCTCTCCACGGATGAATGTTACTACCCCATTTTGCACTTCAATTACAACGTTGCCGTATTTTGTACCCATTGCAATGTTGTTTAATTGGCGTAGAATCTTAAAAACTATTAGAGGACTAATTCCTGTGGTGTCTAATAAATCCATGAGAACATACAGCTCTGGACGAATGTCTTTAAGCATGTTCTTAAAAATCCATTCGTTGTTGTCCTTCTCTTTCTGGTAGTCTGAACGCTCGTCTATTGTTTTATTTACCATGAGTTTGTTTAAGACTCTGAATGACGTCCTGTGCGACATCCATGTCTTCAATCAATTCGATATTCTTCTCAACCCCATTGAACATAATAATAGGAAAACCTAATTGTGGTTTGGGACCAAGTCCATAACTTCTCTTGCCATACATGTCATCATTCTTAGTAGTACCCAAAGAAACTACTGTAACTTTCTTATCTCTTAACTGTGCCTTCTCGGCGGCGAACATGTGCTTGTGCCCAGAGATAACCAGGTCTGCATCTTCCTGCAACTCTAACATCCTCTTGCCTGCATGGGTTAAATTAAATGAGGAATTGAATTTACCGATAGCATGATAACCTAAGATTTTATAATCAATCCCATTAACGTCCAGGTTAACAACTCCGCCTGAATTTAAAAGCGGGATGTTTAAGTCTTGTGCTAACCAACGGTATGGCTCTACCCCAGATGCTTTTCTGACCCAGTCATCATGATTACCTGATACTGAAAACAAGATGTTATCCTGATACTCTTCATAGAAAGAACGTAGTGCTTTAATCTGCTCGTCTGGATTAGCAACCGTATCCATCATGGCTTCAGGAATTATCTTTGGTGAGAAGAAATCACCTAAGTCTCCGAAGTGTGCCATCTGCACGTTGTTATCTTTGGAGAATTTTAAAGCCTTCTCAATGAATTCATAGTTGGTATATTCTGACCCGATGTGTAGGTCTGATAAGGGGAGTAAAAAGAAGTAGGGAAGTTTACCAGTTTCCACTTTAATGTCCACTTCATCCTGCCAGATATTAAGCGGTTCTCTTAACTCCTGGATAGTCTTCATTCTGTCAATGGCATTCTGAAAAGTTTCTTTAGATTGGTGTTCGGGTTTAGTGATTAGAGGAAGTGAATTAACAACTGGTTGCATCTCGGGAATCCCCGCTTTAGCAAATCGGCCCTGTGGACTTCGTACTCTTTCAACCATATTATTAACGAACATAACAAACCTTTTTGGGGTTCGCAATACCCATTATTTAAAACGCCATTTATCGTGCTGTCTACGTATTGTCTCTGGGTCAACGTCATCCAGAAACTCAATTGGTGTAGCTAAATGTATCTGCCATGCGCCCGTAGTTGCCATGACCAAATCGTCATGACTGCTTCCCTTGGCTTGTGCTCTACCCTTATTAATAACAAAGGCTTTCATCTGCTTGATTTGCTGCTCATCATACAGAGTTACCATCTCCTGATTAAGAACTAAAGCAAAGTCGTCAAGCATCTTGCGTCTTGTTCCTTGCAGTTCTCCGCCTTGAAGGAAACCAGTAGTTAACCAACCGATGCCACCGTGTTCCGCATTAGTTGCGCCAGTAAAGTCTGGCATCCTAAACAGATTAGAATAGTTAAGCATCTTTAAAACTGCAATGGTTGCCTGACCCGTGTTTCTTTCAACCGCAATCTTTGGATACATCTGCGTCTTATTGTAAATATACTTAGCCATGTTGTTAAGTTCATAGCCGAATTGGGCAGAATCGATTACCTCATTAAAGATTAAGGGAAAGTCAAAGCGCTTCTTAGACAATGCTACAGCTGCACAGTAGTCTTTGACCTCGGCTGGATCAGCAAAGATAACAAACTGTTCCCCGTCTTCTATCTCTCGGTATAGCCGCATTGGATATAATAATTTATCTCGTCCTTCGCTCATATGAAACTCCCGTCTGGTGCCATTCTTCCCTGTTGAATTGGTGCTGGCGCCTTGTCCAACATCTTCTGTAGGATAGGTACATTAAAATATGCAGACCCCGAGAGGATAAAAGCTTCATCTGCAGTGCTGGGGTACTCCTGTTTCCACATTGCTTCGGTAGGAAAGTCCAGTTTCTTTCGTTCAACCCATTCTTTGTCATAGAATTCCTGCCAACCGAAGAACCTTGGAGCATAAGTAGACAGTCTTTTGCCA